GACCTCGGCGGCTGTTACGGCTGAAGGTGCCACCACCATCGCCATCACCGGCGCTGGTGCATCGGCTACCGTCCGTGCCGGCGACGTGTTCACTGTGGCTGATTGCTTCGCTGTGAACCCGCAAACCCGCGAAAGCACTGGTTCGCTGTTCCAGTTCGTCGCGCTGGCCACCGTCACGTTGGATGGTTCGGGCGCTGGCAACATCACCGTTGCGCCGGTCTACTCGGCTACCAACGCGCTGGCCACTGTCAACGCGCTGCCGGCCACCAGCAAGGCCGTCGTGTTCGTCGGCGCCGCCAGCACCCAGTACGCGCAGAACCTGGTGTACCACAAGGACGCCATCACCTTCGCTACCGCCGACCTTCTGCTGCCGCAGGGTGTCGATATGGCGTCGCGTCAGGTGCACAACGGCATCAGCCTGCGTATCGTGCGCCAGTACGACATCAACAACGACCGTCTGCCCTGCCGTATCGACGTTCTGTACGGCTACAGCACGATCCGTCCGCAGATGGCTTGCCGCATCTGGGGCTAACCTGAAACCGGCCCCCGGCAAACCGGGGGCCAACTTCTTTGAAAGGATTCTACAATGGCTCTCCCCAATGGCGGCGGTGGTTATCAGGTCGGCGACGGCAACCTGACCGAACCGCTTATCGACGCGATCCCGCTTCCGGTTTCGGTTACCGCGACCGCAACCCTGACCGCGGCTCAAGTGATCAACGGCATCCTGCTGGTTGGCAGCGGCGCCACTACGGCGCAGACCTACACGCTGCCGACCGTGGCGCTGCTGGAAGCCACTCTGACCAACTCGGACAAGGTCGGCACGTCCTTCATGTTCCGCGTGGTCAACCTTGGCACGTCGTCCGGCACTGCAATTATCGCCGCTGGCACCGGCTGGACTGTGTCGGGTTCGCTGACCATGACCATCCCGGTCACGACCGGCGCGGCCATGATCGCCCGCAAGTCGGACGTTGGTGCTTGGACGCTGTATCGCGTCGCTTAATAGAGGTCAGCCCCGGCCTTCGGGCCGGGGCTACCTTTTAGGAGAAAGACAATGGCTAACACCAAATCCATCGGCGTTGCCTACAGCGATCAGGACATCGTCGGCGCGCAATACCTCCTGTCCGATGAACAACTTGGCTACACCCCCGCTGCACAAGGCTCTGTCACGCAGTTGACCAGCAAAAGCACGGCGGTGACGCTGAACACGTCCGCCGGCGTGATCACCATGAACAACGCTTCGTTGGCCACGGCCACCAACGCCACGTTCACGCTGAACAACAGCTATATCTCGACCAACGACACCGTGATCCTCACCATCGCTGGCGGTCAGACCACCCCTGGCTCGTACAACGTGTTTGCGAACTCGCTGTCAGCCGGATCGGTCAGCATCACTTTGCGTAACATTTCCGGCGGCACGCTGTCGGAAGCAATCGTGATCAACTTCGCGCTGATCCACTGCACCTAACAGAGTGGGCGGCCTTCGGGCCGCCCATTTTACGGAGTTTCTATGCCCGTTATCTACATGGTTCACCCAACGCACGGCGCAAAGGTGGCAATCTCCGACGCTGAAGCGATTTTGGATGCAATGGATGGCTGGGAACGCTATAACATACACACGTCGTCTGTGATGACGGACGACGACGAGGACGACGCATCGCCACCTGTCGGCAATAGGATTCAACGGCGCGGGCGGAAACGCAACGTCGTACAAGATGTTTAGGAGTAAACCCTCATGTCTAACTCATCCGCTCAGAGCATTATCTATAAGTCGCTCCGCCTTCTTGGTGTGCTGGCTTCAGGCGAAGCGCCCACGGCTGCGGAACTGCAGGATTCGCTGTACAGCTTGAACTCGATCATCGACTCGTTTGCGGCAAACCCGCAATATTACTACACGAATTTGGCCGAAACATTTTCGACGCGAGCGTCGCAGTCGAGCTATGCCATCGGCAATTCGCCCATGTCGATTGCCACGCTTACCAGCGTCACCACCACCGCGACCGCCACCACGGCGCAGCCGCACGGTCTGGCTACAGGTAACTATGTGACCGTAAGCGGCGTTTCGCCGGCTGGCTACAACGTCACGGCTGCGGTTACCGTGACCGGATCCAATACGTTCACCTACACGATTGTGTCGGTTTCCGGCGCAGCCGGTTCAGGCACGATGGTGTTCAACAACGCCGACTTCAACACGTCGCGCCCGATCCGCATCGTCGGCGCGTTTATCCGTACTGGCTCCGGTGCAACTGCGATAGATTCGCCAGTGGGGATCGTCACTGAGCAGTTCTGGAACAACATCGCCGACAAGTCTGCTACGGCGGCTGTCCCGACTACGCTGATGTACCGCCCGACCTATCCGTTCGGCCAGGTCATTCTATACCCGACACCGTCCGGCGTAACGTCGCTGTTCCTCAAGACGGAACGCACTCTAAACACGTATTCGTCGCTGACCGATGCCGAGTTTATACCGCCAGGCTATCAGCGTCTGCTCGAACTGTCGCTGGCCGTGGAACTGGCGCCGGAATACGGTTCACGCGCTGCGCCTGAAACGGTTGCTTACGTCAGGTCGAGCCTTGCCGACATCTTGCGGACTAACATGCAGAAGCTGTCGTCGTCCAAGGTTGGGTCTATCCCGAACTCCAACGTGTTCGCCGTCGAGGCTGGCATGGCGCAGACTGGGTATTCTGCCGGGTTCAACGGCCCTGCGGGGGGATAAGCTGTGACAACTGTCCGTGAACTGCTGAACGACACGCACAGGTTGTTGAACCTGACCGCTTCGGGCAACGTTGTGCCGGAAGTGAATTACCAGGACAATCTACGCACCCTGAACCAGATGCTTGATAGTTGGAACACCGAAAGGCTTTCGGTGTTCTCAACGCAGGATCAGGTGTTCACATGGCCTGCGGGCGTGCTGTCCCGCACGCTGGGGCCGACCGGCGACTTCAGCGGCAACCGCCCGGTGCTGCTGGACGACAGCACCTACTTCCGCGACGCCAGCACCGGCATCAGCTACGGCATCAAATTTATCAACCAGCAGCAATACAACGGCATCGCGGTCAAGACCGTGACCTCGACGTTCCCGCAAGTGATCTTCGTCAACAACACGTTCCCCGACATTGAAATGTACATCTACCCGCGGCCCACCCGCGCGCTGGAATGGCACTTCATCTCTGTCGAGGAACTGACTGAACCTGCTACGCTTACGACCGTGCTGTCGTTTCCGCCTGGCTATCTGCGAGCGTTCCGCTACAATCTGGCTTGCGAACTGGCGCCAGAGTTTGGCATCGAACCATTGCCGCAGGTGCAACGGATTGCCATGACCAGCAAGCGCAACCTAAAGCGCGTCAACAACCCTGACGACATCATGTCCATGCCGTACAGCCTTGTGGCAACGCGCCAGCGGTTCAACATCTTTGCTTCTAATTACTGATTGTATTTGCTATGTTTTCCGGTAAGTTGAGAACGGCGGTATAACATGCATTCACCTATCTTGGGAAGTGCCTACGTCGCTCGCAGCGTCAACGCCGCCGACAGTCGGATGGTCAATCTCTTTCCTGAGATTGTAAACGAAGGCGGCCAGATGCCCGCGTTCCTGAACCGCGCGCCTGGGCTGAAATTCCAGCAAGCCATTGGCACCGGGCCGATTCGGGGGCTGTGGGCGCACCAGACGCAGGGCGCGAACTTCTACGTCGTGTCGGGCAGCGAGGTCTACAAACTGGCCTCGCTGACCGGCACGCCGGTGCTGTTGGGGTCAGTCACCGGCACCGGGCCGGTGTCCATCGCCGACAACGGCGACCAGATCATCTTCGCGTGCAACCCGGACGCCTTCGTCTACACCGAATCCACCAACACGTTTGTGCAAGTCACCGATCCTGACTTCCCCGGCGCGGTGACGGTCGGGTATCTGGACGGCTACTTCGTGTTCAACCCGCCTGACAGCCAGCGCCTGTACGTCACCAGCCTGCTGGACGGCACGCAGGTCGATCCGCTGGATTTCGTCAGCGCCGAAGGATCGCCAGACGGCATCGTTGGCCTGATCGTCGATCACCGCGAAGTGTGGGTGTTCGGCACGGACAGCACCGAAGTCTGGTACAACGCCGGCGCAGCAGACTTTCCGCTGGCCCGCATCCAAGGCGCGTTCAACGAGATCGGCTGCGTTGCGCCATATTCCATCGCCAAGGTGGACAACGGCGTGTTCTGGTTGGGCGCTGACGCCCGCGGGCAAGGCATCGTCTACCGGGCGACCGGCTACGTCGGCCAGCGCGTGTCCACGCACGCGGTCGAGTGGCAAATCCAGCAGTACGGCAACCTGTCCGACGCGGTGGCGTACACCTACCAGCAGGACGGCCACGCCTTCTACGTCCTGAGCTTTCCGACCGGCAACACGACCTGGGTCTACGACGTATCGACCGGCGCATGGCACGAACGCGCGTATTTCAACAACGGACAGTTTTCGCGCCACCTTGGGAATTGCCAGTGCAATTTCCTCGGCAACATCATCATCGGCGACTACCGCAACGCCAACGTCTACACGTTTGATTTGGACACATACGCAGACAACGGGCAAATCCAGAAGTGGCTTCGCTCATGGCGGGCGCTGCCTACCGGGCAGAACAATCTGACCCGCACCGCGCATCACTCCTTGCAGTTGAATTGCGAAGTGGGTGTCGGGCTTAACACCGGGCAAGGCTCCGATCCGCAAGTCATGCTGCGCTGGTCAGACGATGGCGGCCATACCTGGTCAAACGAGCATTGGACTTCGATGGGCAATATCGGCGCATATGGCTACCGCGCCATATGGCGGCGGCTTGGCATGACCATGAAAATCCGCGACCGCGTGTACGAGGTGTCAGGCACTGACCCGGTCAAGCTGGCGATTGTCGGCGCCGAACTGATGCTGGCGAAGACTGATGCCTAACGCCGCCAACATCACCAACCTTACGCCGCCGCGCGTGCAGTTGGCTGACCCGGAAACCGGGCTGGTCACGCGCGAGTGGTATCGCTTTTTTGAAAGCCTGTTCCGGCTAACCGGCAGCGGCCAAAACGACGTTACGCTGCAAGACGTGCAGATCGGCCCCGACGCGGGGACGGACATGGGCTTGGCGGTCTTGCAGACTGAAATCCAAAGTTTGGCCCTTGAGCCGCCGCACACACCGCAGTTGGTTCGCCACCGCTACGGCGCGTTCTACGACACCACCACGCAGACGGCGGCGGCCATAAACACGCCCTACGCCATGACGTTCAACACCACGCAGTTCAGCCAGGGTGTTACATGTGAAACCCCCACGTCGCGCATCTACGTCGATACCGTAAACATCTACAACATTCAGTTCTCCGCGCAGATCAACACCACGGTGGCGACCGACCAACTGCTGTGGATTTGGCTTCGCAAAAACGGCACGGACGTGCCGGATTCCGCTACCCAGATACGCACCAAGGGCAACAACTTTTCGACTGTTGCGGCGTGGAATTTTTTGCTAGAAATGAACCAAGGCGACTATTTTGAACTCATGTGGGCCGCCGACAGCACAGGTGTACGTCTGCAAACTTTCGCGGCTTCCGGGTTTTATCCTGCCATTCCTTCGGTCATCCTCACCGTGACCAACAACATAAGCTCAGATGGGAGCTACTAAATGGCAATCCTCTCTCCTCCACCCAAGGCTCAGTTTTTCGGCGCTGATGGCGAACCTCTGGTCGGCGGCAAGGTCTATACATACGCAGGCGGCACGACCACGCCGCTTGCGACATACACGACGGCGGCAGGAAGCGTAGCCAACACCAACCCGGTCATCCTTGATTCGCGCGGCGAAGCCGACATCTGGTATAGCCCCGGCGTATCCTACAAGGTCGTCCTGCGTACCTCAGCGGACGTGCTTATCTGGACTGTCGATAACATCGCCATGGCCGGGTCGCTGGCGACCCAGAACTCGAACAACGTCAGCATTACCGGCGGCACCATCGGCAGCGGCGTGACGTTCAACGGCAACACCACCGGCACGGCGTCCAACGTCACAGGCACGGTCGCGGTCGCCAACGGCGGCACAGGCGCGACGACTGCCGCCAACGCGCGCACCAATCTTGGTGTAGCGGCGTCTGGCGCTAACACCGACATCACGGCGATTGATCAGGATGTAACGCTTACCGCCACCGGCACCATTGGCGCGACCAGCGTCGGCTACCGCGGCGCACCGCAGAACGCCCAGACGGCGGCATACCAACTGGCGCTGGCCGACAACGGCAAGCACGTCTCGATCACGACCGGCGGCATTACCATCCCGGCTAACGCCTCGTTAGCGTTTCCGGTGGGCGCGGTCATCGTGATCTTCAACAACAGTGGCAGCAGCCAGAGCATCGCCATTACGACCGACACGCTGCGGCAGGCCGGCACGACGAACACCGGGACGCGCACGCTGGCCAACTACGGCCTGGCGACATGCGTCAAGGTCGCCACGACAACGTGGGTCATCAGTGGGGCGGGGCTGTCCTGATGACCGGCGCGGTAATGTCACTGTTGGGCATCGGCGGTGGTGGTGCGTCGGCGGTCACCATTACGGTCGATCCGGCGTATATATTCGGCTACAACCCCGGCAGCGTTGCTGACGCGCAATACCAGCTTGGCACCGGCGGCGGCGCGTTTGAGATCGTCAACAGCGGGATGGCCTCGCTGCTGTACAACTGGTGCGTGCCTGCGTCTCAAACCGCCAATTACGAAGTGTACGCCAGCTTGGTGGCAGGGTCACTGAGCGGCGGCAGTTCAGCCACCGACACATGGCTGGCGATGACATCCACACGCACATGGCTGGTCAGCACCGGCGGCGTTCTGTACGCAACGCTGAATGTCGGCATCCGGCTGATCGGCACCACCACCATCTTGGGGTCGGCAGACATAGATTTGTACGCCGACGCATCGTAAAGGCTAAACCATGTCTGTTACCGCCAAAGTCCTGATCCCGGCCAAGGCCGCCGAAGACGCGCAGTCCACGCAGTACACCGCAACCAACGTGACCGCGATCATCGACAAGTTCACGGCGACCAACTACGGCGCGGTCGCTGCGTCGATCAGCGTCAACCTGGTGACGGCGGCTGACACATCGGGCACGCAGAACCTGATCGTGAAGACCAAAACGCTCCAGCCATCCGAAACCTACACGTTCCCGGAACTGGTCGGCCATATCCTGAACCCGAATGGGTTCATCTCGACGCTGGCGTCGGCGCCGCTGACGATCAACATCCGCGCGTCGGGGCGTGAGATTAGCTGATGCCGCCGTTTGTCATCCTTGCGTTGCCTAGATCGCGCACGGCATGGCTGTCGCGGTTTTTGACGTATGGTGATTGGGTGTGCGGACATGAGGAGCTACGCCGCACGCGCAGTCTTGATGACGTAACGGCGTGGTTTTCGCAGCCTAACATCGGTACCGCAGAGACAGCCGCCGCGCCGTGGTGGCGTTTGCTGGATCGTGTTGCACCGGACGCGCGCATCCTGATCGTGCGCCGCCCGGTTAGCGAAGTGGTGGATAGCTTGATGCGTCTGCCTAGGTTGGCCTTCGACCGCGCCGTGCTTGAACAAACCATAACCAAACTCGACCGCAAGCTAGACCAGATTGAAGCCCGGTGCGCTAACGTCCGTTCGGTCAATTTCGACGACTTAAACGACGAGGCAAGTTGCGCTGCGGCGTTTGAACATTGCCTGCCTTACGCGCACGATCACAACCATTGGGCGCGGTTCGCGCCAATGAACATCCAAATAGATATGCCCGCGCTGATGCGGTACGCACACGCATACTCGCCGGCGCTAGAAAAGGTGGCTGCTATCGCAAAGCACCAAACGCTTGCGGCTATGGCTACTCGTAAACCTGTCGAACCTGAAGGCATTACGTTTCAAACAGAAACTTTTGACGCTTGGCTGGACGGCGCGGCGAAGCTGTTTGACGACCATCTGGTGGCTGTTGGTGAGCACCCAGGTAACTGGCAGAACAAGAACATTGGGCTGATGCAGCGCATCTATGACGCAGGGGCCATGCAGATTATGACTGCCCGCTGCAATGGGCGTATGTTTGGGTATCTGATGACGCTCGTCGCGCCGTCGATGGCGGCTGAAAACTTGACAACAGCCACGCACACAACGTTCTACGCCGACCCGACGTTTCCCGGTCTTGGCTTAAAATTGCAGCGTGCGGCGTTGCGAGATTTGAAAAACCGTGGTGTAGACGAAGTGTTTTTGGAAGCCGGTCAACGGGGTTCCGGCCCTAGACTTTCCATGCTATATAAGCGGTTGGGTGCGCAAGACTACAGCCAAGTTTACCGTATGCAATTGACGGAGCATTAATATGGGTTTGGCAGCAGCAGCAGCAATTAGCGGAGTAGCCGCAGTCGGTGGCGGTTTGATCGCCTCTGGCGGTGCCAAGAAGGCCGCAAGGGTGCAGGAACAGGCGGCGCAAGACGCGCAGGCATCCAACGAACGGATGCTGGAGCGCCAGATCGGGCTGCAAGAGCCGTTCCGCCAAGCTGGCCTGACCGCGCAACAGCAGATCATGCAGTTGCTGGGGATCGGCGGCGATGCGTCGGCGGCGGACTATGGCAGTCTGGCCAAGCCGTTTGGCATGGAGCAGTTCGAGCAAGACCCCGGCTACGCCTTTCGCCAATCGGAAGGCATGAAGGCGCTGGAGCGCAGCGCGTCGGCCCGCGGCAATCTGCTGTCAGGTGGCACGCTGAAGGGCATCCAGCGGTTCGGGCAGGACTTGGCCAGCCAAGAGTATGGCAACGCCTTCAACCGCTACCAGATCGAGCGCAGCGCGCGTCTGAACCCGCTCCAGTCGCTGATGGGTTCTGGCCAGTCGGCGACCAACGTGATGACCGGCAATATCGGCCAGTCGAGCCAGAACGAGCAGGCCAACATCATGAACGCGGGGCAGGCCCGCGCGTCCGGCTACGTCGGACAGGCCAACGCACTGGGCGGCGCACTCAGCAGCATCGGCCAAGCGGCGGCGTCGTTTCCGCTGCTTAAGGCGCAGATTGGCTATCTTGACCGGGGGTCGCCTAGCGACGGCACGATCAACAATTTTATGAATAATGGGCTTCCAAGTTTGAACACCGACTGGTCAACGTTTGGTGTTCGGAAACGTTAAGGACGGACAATGGCTAACCAAGCAATCGCCCTTCAGGCCCGCGCACCGCAAGGCAACTTCTTGGCGCCTGCAATCCAGCAGGGCGCGCAGATGATCAACATGATGCGCCAGCAGCAGGCGTTGGATCGCCAAACGGCGATGGCGCAGCAGCAGATGGAACTCGCGCGGAACAAAGAGCAGCGCGACATTACACAGGCGCAGATCGACAACGACGGTAAGAAAATTGATTTTTACACCAAGCGCGCCGGCCAGACCATGAACGCCGCCGGGTATGATCTTTTGCTGCGCGACATGGAAAAAGACGCGCCAGAAGTTGCGGCGGCTTTTCGCACCAATTTGCCGCCGGAAAAATTTGACCGCAACGAGTTGCTCAAAATGGTCGGCAGCATCAGCGACAATTTCAGCAGGCTATACGGCCCGCTGGAAACCCAAGTTGTGCAGAAAGACGATGGAACCTACATGGTTACGCGCACCGGCGGTTTTGACAAACCCGGCGCGTTTGAAATTCCAGAATATAAATTGCGTCCGGGCGGCGCACCGCCTACCACCGCGCCCGCAACGCCTGCCGCTCCCACGGCTCCTGCGGCTGCGCCGCCTGCCGCGCCCGCAGCCGGCGGTATGTTCCGCCCTACGGCGTTCTCGCAAGAGCAGGGCGGCGGTATGGACGCGGACGCGGGGCTGAAAGCAGTTCAGACCGCCATGCAGACCAAGATGATTGACCCGGCAACGCTGGATCAGGTTCGCCAGATGGCTGGCCCGCAGGCGGCTGCGGTAGACGCATGGATGCAGAAGAACGGCATTCAAGTGTCGCCCGCCAATGGTATGCGTAGCGCCATCTACCGTCCAGATGGCGGTGCGCCAGCGGCGCAGCAAGTCCAGTTCGACCCGAACGCATATGTCGCTACCGGCCAAGCAGCGCGCGGTAGACCGCCGATGCAATCGCCCATGCCTGGGTCGGCCAGCGTGCCGTTGCCGCGCGTCGCCGCCGAGGCGCGGGCGGGACGCGAAACACCAGAAGAAGTGTACGCCAAGGAAATGGCAAAAAATAGGGCCGCGCGCGACGCTGGGCCTAAGCCGCTGACGGCACCGCAAGAAGCCAAACTGCGCGCTAACATCGCCAACGATTACAAAACCACGCAGTCAACGATTGACGCCATGCTAGACCCTGTGTCGGGTGTTTTGGCGTCGGTAAAAGCAGTGCGTGACCTTACGCCTGATCAGAAAGAATCCGTTACCGGCTACAGCGGATACCTTCCTAGTGTGACCGAGGGTTCAAAAACCGCAGACACGAAAATTAAAAACTTGGTCGGTAAAGTTACTGATCTTGGCCGGAAGTTAGCGTCTTTGAGCGGCGCGATTGGCCCAATGGCTGTGCAGGAATGGGAGATTGTCCGCAAACAAATCGCCGATCTAAACGTCAATGAAATGGGTGCAAAAGATTTGGACAACCAACTCGACATCATTGAAAGCGCAGCGCAAGGCGCGGCAAATCGCGTTCGTGACGCCTACATGAACCAATACATGGAAGAATTTGAACGCTACCCCAACCGCTTTCAATTGAAAGAACCGCAGAAGGCGGAGAACGCAAAAAAAACCTTGCGCTTCGATCCGGCCACAGGGGGTTTTAAGTGATGCGTGACATCATCATTGAAGGCCCAGACGGCAACTCTTATGCGTTTCCTGAAGGCACTTCGCAGCAAGTAATGCTTAAGGCTATGCGGCAGCGGTTCCCGCCGCCTTCGATGTCAATGGCCGATGTCGGCGCGCAAGCTGTACAGAACATTCCTGGCAGCGCCGTTCAGTTTGGTAAAGGTCTGTACGAAGCCGTTACCAGCCCGGTCAAGACCGCCGGGTCGATGTTGGACATCGCTGCGGGCGCCGTCAACTTGGCAATGCCAGAGCCGGTGCGTAACTTGTTGGCCAAGATCGACACAGACCCGTCGGCAACGCAGCGGGCGGTCAACGCCGCCCAGCAGTTTGGCGGCGTATACAAGCAGCGGTACGGCTCTGTGGACGCGCTGAAGCGCACGATTGCGGAAGACCCTGTCGGCGCGGTTGCCGATCTGTCGATGGTGTTTTCCGGCGGTGCTGGCGCGGCGCGAGGCGCGGCGGCAGCTACTGCTCGCGCTGCGCCTGGCGTGTCTGCTGGCGCGACCCAAGCAGCCAACATGATGACCCGCGCTGCGGCGGCAACAAACCCGATCAACGTGCTGGCCAAGCCGGCGCGCGGCGCTGCAAAAATTGTCGAGCGCGCACCGGTTGCCGTCCAGCGATTCGTTAACCCCAAAGGCGCGGCGTACATGGAGGCCACAGAAGGCCGCGCCGGCGACATCGTGCGGCAGTTGCGCGCGCCGGGTGCGGAAATGGTGCCAGGCAGCAGGCCGACTGCGGCGCAGGCCGCGTCGCCGCTGGGTGTTACCAAGTTCTCTGCCCTTGGCACATCCGCCGAAAAGGTGTTGCCAACCGAATACTACGCACGCGGAAGGGAACAGAAAGCAGCGCGCGTTAATGCCATGCGCGGCGTTGGTAAGACGCCTGCGGACATCACCGCCGCGATTACCGCGCGTGAAGCTGCAACCAGCCCGCTCTACAAACAGGCAGAAGCCCGCAAGTTTGCCGCTGACCCGACGCTTTTGCAGATTGCGGATGATCCATACATCAAACAGGCGTTGCCCGACGCAGCGAGGTTGTCGAAATCGCAGGGCG